CATCTTCTGAATATCAGGCTGATCTTAAAGTTTCGCAACTAGATAGAGACGACTCAGTTCTGAAGGTTTATATCTTTAGAAATGCGTTTCCTCTTACAGTTGGTCAAATTGATCTTTCCACAGAAACCACAAACGCAATCGAAGAGTTTGAGGTTACTTGGAGATATCAACACTTTGAATCTTCAGAAGTTACGGCTGGTATTTCAGCAGTTGCTGGATAGTTGGTTTAATATACCTACTAAATAAAAGAGTAGGGAGATATTATGGCTGAATTATTCGGATATACAATTAATCGTAAAAAGGAAAAGGGTAGTGGAGAAGCCTTCACTACCCCCACTCCTGATGACGGCACACAAGATATTGCTGGTGGTGGTTTTTTTGGCTCTATTCTTGATACTGACGGTAGAGAAAGAACAGAACTCGACCTTATCCGTCGATATCGTGATATCTCCCAACAACCAGAATGTGATAGCGCATTAGAAGATATTGTAAATGAAGCTATTGCATATGATGAATTTTCTCAATCTGTTGGAATAGAACTTACAAGATTACCATATCCAGAAAAAATTAAAAGAATGATAAGAAAAGAGTTTGACTCTGTTCTTCGCCTTTTGGACTTTGATGACAAAGGACATGATATTTTTAGACGTTGGTATGTTGACGGCCGACTTTATTATCATAAGGAAATTGATCCTAAAAGACCAGAACAGGGTATTACTTCATTAAGATATATTGATCCTATAAAAATTAAAAAAGTTAGAGAGATTGAAAAAGAGAAAGACCCCAAAACCGGAATAGACATAGTAAAACGTATTGTTGAATACTATGTTTATAACGAAAAAGGTCTTTTCTCAGCTGGATACGGTGGTTCAAATCAAGGAATTAAAATTGCAGCAGATGCAATCACATATGTTCCGTCTGGTGTAATTGATCAGAATGGTGGTAAGGTTCTGTCTTATTTGCATAAGGCAATTAAACCTGTTAATCAATTAAGGATGATTGAAGATGCGTTGGTTATCTATCGTATCTCACGGGCACCAGAAAGAAGAATATTTTATATTGATGTTGGTAATCTACCAAAGGTAAAAGCAGAACAGTATCTCAAAGATGTTATGAATCGTTATCGTAACAAGTTGGTATATGATGCATCGACTGGCGAGATTCGTGATGATAGAAATCAAATGAGTATGCTGGAAGATTTCTGGCTCCCACGCCGTGAAGGTGGCCGAGGTACAGAAATTACAACTTTGCCAGGTGGTTCTAATCTTGGTGAAATTGATGATATAGAATATTTCCAAAGAAAACTATATCGTTCACTGAACGTGCCTATTTCTCGTTTGGAAGCAGAAAATAGTTTTAGTCTTGGTAGAACTACAGAGATTACAAGAGATGAACTGAAATTTACAAAATTTATTCAGAAATTAAGAAAAAAATATACTGCACTATTTACTGACATATTGAAAACACAATTGTTGTTAAAAGGTATTATCTCATTAAATGATTGGGATAATATGAAGGAACATATTCAATACGACTTTATGAAAGATGGTCACTTCTCTGAGTTGAAAGAAGCTGAATTGTTGAATGATCGTATTCAAACTTTGGATAGTATTCAATCTTATATCGGTACGTTTTTCAGCAAACAATATGTTCTTAAAACTGTATTGCGTATGAACGATAGTGAAATTCAAGATATGCAAGACCAGATTAAAAGAGAGCTCGATACTGATCCTCTTGATGGTGGTATTGATATGCCAGATGTTGGCGATGGTATCACACGTTATCCACAAGATGGTGGCGGTGGTGCTATTCCTGCTGATGATATGGCCAAGTATGATGGAGAAGCTCCACCAGAAGAAGGTGGAGATAAAGAAGAACCTGTTGAAGATAACTTTGATAAAAGTATAACTGTGAAAGGTAGAAAGAAATGAGTAAAGAGATAATTAACGCATTATCAAATGGAGATAATCTTGCTGCAGAATCAGAATTTAATGATGCACTTTCGGCAAAGGTCGGAAGCGCACTTGAAACAAAAAGAAAAGAATTGGCCAGTGTATTTGTGAATACGCCGGGTGGGGAAAATGAGGAAGATTGAAAAAATCTATGAGTCTACAGTTGTAGAGAAAGACGAACATCGTAAATCTAAGGAATATAAAAAACTATCTCCAAGGATGAAGGATGCTGTTGATTCTATTTTTACTGCAATGGATGCTAAACCTTCAGATTTCCTAAATAGTTTTGAAAAAACAATAAAAGATGCGTCAAGAGAGTTTAAAGTAAAAGAAAACGAATTGTTGTCGTATTTTGAAAAAGAAATGTTGTCGATTTAAGGAGTTAGAGGATGGCCATTGTTACAAGAACACTCAGAGATACTGCCGTTAATGCACCCGGCGCTGGTGGAACAGTTACAATTAAAGTTGATATCGAAGATGATGCAGCTGCAAATGGCGCTATTTTAGATGCAAGTGGATTAGATGGTCATGCGAACGGTGCAAAACTACACATCGCCAGACTTTGGTGGGCATTGACTCAAGGTAGTGCTGATGATGATACTGGTCATGTTGAAATTCAAGAAGTATCTTCTGGAACAGATATTGTTCAGATTAGACTTGCCGGAACTGGACACTATGATGGTTCTGCTGGCGTTATTCCTGGCACTGCGGCAAATACAACAGCAACTTCTGGTGACCATGAAATAACTACTTTTGGTACATCTGGTTTTGTTATCATCGAATTTAAGAAAGACGAAAACTATACGTCATAGGGGATATGAGATGCAGACCGTAAAATTATTTTCAGAATCCGTTGAAGAGGTGGAGTATATCACCGAAGAAAAAGAAGGCGGAAAGAAAGAATACAAAATTAGAGGCATTTTCATGCAGGCTGATATCAAGAACCGTAATGGTCGAGTATATCCTATGGAAATCCTTAATAACGAAGTTACTAAGTATAACAAGAATTTTATCAAAGAAAATCGTGCCTTTGGGGAACTGGGACATCCAGACGGACCAACCGTCAATTTGGAACGAGTGTCCCACATGATCACTTCTTTGACCCCTGATGGTAAAAATTTCATTGGTGAGGCAAAAATTATGGCCACACCAATGGGTGAGATTGTTAAGAACCTCATGGATGAAGGTGCTAAGTTAGGCGTTTCATCTAGGGGCATGGGAAGTTTGGACCAAAAAAATGGTGCTAACTATGTGAGAGATGATTTTTACCTTGCAACAGCTGCTGATATTGTTGCCGATCCTTCTGCCCCTAATGCTTTTGTTGAGGGTATTATGGAAGGTAAAGAGTGGGTTTGGAACCACGGATCGTTAGTTGAAGCACACGTTGCTAAGTTAAAAACAGAATTTGACGTTAAAACCCGTCAAAGAGAGGCGAACAAAGAAGCTTTAGAGTTCGCTAAATTCCTCAAAATGTTGTAAAGTATAAATAATATAATTGCAAAAGGAGACATTCCATGTCCGAATTAGAACAAACAATTGAGGAGCTTGAAGCAGAGGTATTGGCGGAACTAGAAGAAGCCAGTCAACCATCCGATTCGGGTGGAAAAGCAGATGCTCCCCAAAAAGTAAAAGATGAGGTCAACGACGAAGAAGACCTCGGCGGTGCAGAACCCGAAGCAAAAGTAGAGAAGGGTGCTGACGAAGATCGTAAAGAAAAAGAACTTGGTAAGAAAGCATCTGCTTCTGCTAAAGCTGTTTCTGGTGATGCACAACAGAAAAGTGCTGGTAAATCTGATGCTCCTCAGAAGCTCGCAGCTTCTCACGAACCAGAAGAAGGTGAAGTTGTTTCGGAAGCAAAGATGACAAAGGCACAAGCTATTGAGCAGATTGGAAAGATGAAGAAGTCTGAAATCGAAGAGATGCTTGCTAGTCATTCTGCGAAGCTGGAAGAAGCAGGAAATGCAAAGACTGAAGAAGAACTTGAGAAACTTCAGGCTGAGAAAGATGCTATCGAAGAGAAAATTGCATCAATCAGCGTCAAAGAAGATGTTGACGCACTGGTTGCTGGTGAAGACCTCTCCGAAGAATTTAAAGAAAAAGCAGCGACGATTTTTGAAGCTGCTGTTAAATCGAAAATCCGTAGTGAAGTTGTGCGAATGGAAGAAGGCTACGCAGTTGCTCTTGAAGAAGCTACAGAGACAATCAAAGAAGAGTTGTCAGAGAAAGTTGATGACTATCTTGGTTACGTTGTCGAACAGTGGATGACAGAGAACGAACTTGCGATTGAACGTGGTCTAAAGGGTGAAATCGCTGAGGACTTTATCAATGGTCTTAAACAATTGTTTGAAGATCATTATATTGATGTTCCTGATGAAAAATATGACGTTCTAGAAGCTCAGTCAGAAAAAATTGCTGAGTTGGAAGAAAAACTCAATGCAACTATTGAAGAAAACGTTGAGAAGAAAAAGGTGGTTGAATCTCTTACAAGAGAACAGATTGTTAGTGAAGTATCTGAAGACCTTGCTGCTACTGAAGTAGAGAAGTTCAAGTCCCTTACCGAAGATGTTGATTTTGTTGGAGAAGATACTTTCCGTGCAAAATTGGACACCTTAAAGGAAAGTTATTTCCCGAAAACTGGTGGGGAAACGTCTTTCGTAATTGATTATGAAAATGGTGAGACTGCACAGGACATTGATACGACTGATACGATTCGTTCGTACATGTCGGCAATCAGTCGGTCAAAGAGTGCATAATTTATAAATAACTGTAGAAATACAATAAGGAGAAACTAAAATGTTTCAGACAGAACATCTACAAGAAAAGTGGCAGCCAGTCCTAGAACACCCCGATCTTCC